CGCAGCGACCAACGGTGAAGAACTAAACAAAAGATGAGCCATAATATGTGCCTCGTGATTTTGGCCCTCAAACGCCATAAGCTTCTTACCATCCAAAATGTCAATATTTTCTTGAGCTGGGTCTTTTGGTCTTGGTTTTTCCTGTGCCTCATTTTTTAAATATTTATCAATTTGTTTTACACCCAGTGCCTCGTACATATCACGATACACTTCATACATATTATGCATTTGTGGAGCTTGCACTGCAAGTTGCATTTGCGTTTGAGCAAGTGCTATTCTTTGTGCCTGACTAAATACATTAGGATTGGATACTGGAATTACATCAATCTGATCATCAAAATCCTCTGCCTTTACTCCACTATCCACACCCTCTATGGAATACGGATAAAATGGTGGCAAACTGTTTGCCATTACTTTTGAAAGAAGTTTAAACTCTACTTTCATTGCATAATGCATTCTTTTATGAACAGCACTCATTACTCGTGAACCCTGTTCCATAAGTGCAATGGTTGTTCCAACCGCAGCTTGTTGATTTCCATCACCAACTTTCATGTCTGTAATGGTTGCGAATCGCCTACCAGCATCAACTACAAAACCCAATAATTGATATAAGGTGCTGTCTGGACCTTTAAAAGGTAGTGGCATTAAACTATCCCTTATCGCTCCACCGGGTGCATCAACATCACGAAATTCACCGGGTTGTAAAGGATCATCGTCATCCCTGATTCGTAGACCACGAGCCTTAAACCCTGCTGGAAGATTAGATAAAGTTCCTGCATCAATTAATTGTCTTAATGCAGCAGTAGCCGTTCTTGATAAACCGCCTATCGTGTGTATTAAACCTAATCCATAAAAACCAAATCCGGGTAGAAACTTATAATGTACAAAGAATTGTATTTTTCTTTTTTCCTCGTCATTCTCCTGATAATTTCTTCGTATTGCTAAAATTTGTCCATTGTCTTGTGAAATAGTTACAATATAAGGAAGTTTAATACCTGTTGGTGCTCCATCCTCTCCAATATCCTCATACCCCTCTAAGTCTAAATCTACATGACACTCCAACAAAGTAACATCATAATCAATAGAAGATGCCTCCATCCCTGTTAGACTTTCTAATTCAGAACTAAGGTTGTCGTTTGTTCCTTGTGCAGGAATAACATTAATATCACGATAAAAACCTGCCACTTGTTTTTTTCTTAATTCATTTAAACTCATGCGAACAACATGTGTTATGTTAGGACAAGTTTCTAAATCTGTAGTTTCATACGGGACAACCAAGTTTTCTGCCGGTACAAATTTACTAACAGCTCTATCCAAACTTTCATCGTAATAAATTTTTTTAAAAGTGCTGCCTGCAAGTGGTAAATAAAATAACATTTGATCAAACTCAGGAGTATACTCCTCCATAACATTTGAAATGTAAAAATTCATAAATTCTTTTACACGAACAGCTTGCTCTTCCTTTTTTTCATTAGAGCCACCAATAATTGCAGTCCTTACAGGTCCACCTGCTGGCAACATTTCGTTAAAGGCTTGAGCTTGAAACTGCACAGCAGCTTCCGCCAACAATGGGTGCGTAACGCCTGACGCACCTCTAAAGGGCTCAGATCTTTCTGAATAATTAAATCCCAACAATTCCAAACCGTCAGCATAAGCATCTTCCCATTCCTGTCTACTTGCTTTATTTGAATCAAA